GGTCTTCTTGAGCGCCACCGCGACGGGGCCCATCTCGACCTCGCCCTTCTTCACGGCGCCGGCCGTGGAGAAGTCCGGCAGCCACGTCTGGATGACCTGGCCGCCGACGGTGGAGACGCCGTGGAAGCCGTCGATCCCGACGCGGTACGCGTACAGGTCGGTGAGGCCCGTTGTGGACACCGTTGCGACCGTGCGCGTGACGATCGGGATGATCGGGCTGTTCGATCCGGCCTTTGCGCCCGGGTCGAGGAACGCGACGTTCCCGTACATCTCGCGCGTGACCGGGATTTTCTGCTCGAGGTCTGCGAACAGGCCCTCGACCGGGTTGCGGGTGTACATGCCAGCGCGACGCGCCGCGGCACGAACGCGAGCGAGCGCGCGGGCGTTGCCGAGGATGACCGACGGTGCCCCGTCCAGGTGGGACAGGAAGTCGTCGATCGCGTCGAGCGCTTTGTGCTCGGCACGAGGGTTCGTGTCGAAGTCGCGCCAGTCGATGACAGCGCCGACGCCCACCTCGGTGGTGGTGCCGGTGAGCGCCTTGTCGAGTCCGTCGAAGCCGTTAGCGTCGGTGGCGATGTCACCGTTGATCACAGCGTCCTGGAACTTCGTGACCGTCGCCTTGACCGTCTGCTGCATGTTCAGCGCGATGCTGCCCGATGCGGCGGGACCGATCTTGGCGAGGACACGGTCGACCTCGAACGAGCCACCGAGGGGAGCCAGAGTGACCGAGTGCTTCGTGGTCGTGACGTGCTCGGGCGTGTACTCCGTGTTGTAGGCACGGAACGCGGCGCCGCGCTGCGTCTCGACGCGGCGGTAGCCGTAGTCGAGAGTCGCGCCGCCGCCGGCCGGGTTGACGACGTCCTCGAAGACGAGGCTGTCGAAGATCGCGGTCTCCTTGCGGAACTCGTCGATCGCCGCGACATCCAGGTCTTCGGTGGCGTTCTTCTTACTCTCAGCGAGGGTAACGGGCATGATTCATCTCCCTTCCGGGGAGTTAGCCCTGCATCCGCGCCGCGATGGCGCTATCCAGGGTCGGGGGTGGTGTGGTGCCGGATCCGCCCTGATGCCCGCCACCGCTTGTGCCGGGGAGGATGGGTCCTGCCTTGAACGCCGAGTTCCTCTCGAGCGCGTCGGTGATCGCCTTGTCGACGGCGGCCGGGTCGGCCAGGTCGACAGCGGCGAAAGCTGTGGTGAACTCCTTCGAGTCCAGGAGGGCCGCGGCCTTCGCTCCGAGCTCGCTGGCGCGGAGGATGACCGTGTTCTCACGGCGAAGCTGGTCGCGTTCGGCGGCCGTGGTGGTGAGCGCCTGCTCGCGCTCGGTGGCGAGCTTCTCTGCCGCCTCGCGCGCCTCGCGGTGCGTGCGGGCCTCGCCGCGAAGCTCACGAACATACTCGTCGGGGCTGCCCTGGTAGTTGATGGGCGTGGCCGGAGCAGGCGCAGGAGCCGCGGGTGCCGGAGTCGGAGCGGCCGGCGCAGGCGCGGCCGGCGCTGCTGGTGCCGCCGGAGCGGGCACGGCAGGTGCCGGTGCTGCAGGCGCCGCGGGAGTAGCCGGTGCGCCGCCGCCCTCACCCTCAGCGAAGCGGATGCCGCGCAGCTGGAAGGCCGTCGGGCCGATCTGTGCCATGCCGTCGCGGTTGATCGCGACTGGGTGGCGGTACTTCGTGGGTGTTGCCATGGTGAGCCTCCTGCTCATCGGTGACCTCGACGCCCTGCGCGTGAGGAGTCAGACCGTGCCGTCGCAGTGCAGGGCCAACGACGGCACGGAGCTTGCGGGGGCGATACGATCGCCGAATGGAACAGTGGGTGCTGCTGTATGCGGCCGGTATCGCGGCAGTAGCCACGATCGGTGTCGCCATCTGGAATAGCCGTGGAGAGAGCGCCGAACTCCGACAGCTCAAGGCGATGAATGAAGTCCTCGCCCAGGTCGGCGAAAGCGCTCCTGCAGCAGAGGTCTTCGCGGACGCACGGAACGGCTTACTCGTGAGAGCCGCGGCCCACATCGCGACTGCGCCACGGCGGCGTCGCGTGATTTGGATCTCGCTGGTCGTCATCGTCGCCGTGGCGGGGTTGGTCATCGCCCTCTGGCTATGGGGGGCTGCCCTTGCCCCGATAGTGGTAGATGCCGCGACGGGCGCCGCGGTTGCGGCTCTGATCACGGCAGTCGGCGTCGCGGCTGCCCAGTTGACCGCGACACGGAGTGCGAAACGAGCTCGGGAACGCTCCAGAGAGATGCAGAAAGAGGTAGACCTGTTGCTCGCGAACTGGTTCTCTGAGGCATCCAGGCCCACCAAGCCTGAGGATGAGTGATCCCGGCGGGGCAGGTCTACCTAGCGCCGAAAGGTAAGACGCAGTCGTGAGCAGCCTTCACGGGGAGCGCGGATGACGACCGCATGCCGTGTTGACCCCTGCCGGGATGGTCTGTACTCCGCCCTCGTGAGCGGGTAGAATGATGGACGAGCGCGGCAGGCAGTTCCCACGAACAGCTGAGCCGCGTTCTTCTATGTCCGCGACAGCCAGGTCACCACCCCGGACCGGTCGATGAAGATGAGGTCGCTGAGCCAGTCGGACCCGGACATGCGCCGGCGGAGTTCCGCCAGTGCCGCCCGCTCATCGAGCGTGGTGCGGGCCATGTCGATCACGACCCGGTTGACGCCCTGCTTCTTCGCCCGTGCGAGCTGGTTTGAGATTGTGCTCGCGCCGGTACCCTGCGGGCTCTTGAAGTCCCACAGCGCGGGGTTGTCGCCGATCGTCGCGTCCGGGTTCTTCCGGCCGTGGGTGTTGTCGATCGGACGCCAGCGCACGGGGAGGCCGACGGCTTCAAGGCGAGCGCCAGAAGCGAGTTCGTGGGCTTCGAGGGTGAGGCCCTCGGGGACGACCTGACGGCCTCGACGAGTCGGGGCGACCGGCCGGAGAGGCTGAGCGCGAATCTCGTGAGCAGGGCGCCGCGACGGGGCTGTGGCAGCGGGGCGACGGGCCGGACCGATCCCGCCGTTGCCGTCAGCGAAGTGCAGTTGCTCACGGTACGACTGGCGTTTGCGGCCGGTCTCGTGGGTGAACGCGCGCAATTCGGCCTGAGCGTCGGCGACGTCGCGGCTCGCCTTCCGGCGCTCCAGGCCGTCCATCGCGGTCGCCTCTCGGCGCTTCGCAGCACGCACGTCCCGCTCGAGCTCCCGGTGCCGTTCGCGTTCCTTCTCAGCGGCCTCGTTGTACTCGAAGTCCGCCTGCGGGACGGACAGTCCGGGGAGGTAAGCGGTGAGGCGGTCGCGGCAGTTCGGGTGACCCCAGCCAGCGGCGCGCGCTTCCTCGACGGTGCCGTGAATGGTGATCGTGACCTCGCGGTCCTGCGTCGCGTGGGGGAGGACGACGGTGCCGGTGCTGCCGTCCGTGGAGAGGATCTTCCCGATCCACGGCGCGCACTTCCGGCAGGCGTCGAAACCACCCTGCACGGTGACGAGGTTGAGGCCGGACTGCTGCATCCGCCACACGCCGGCATCGTTCCAGGCCCGGGCGGTTGCAGTGCGACCCGCCATCTCGGCGTACGCGCCGATCGTCCACCGTCGGTCAGACCGGTCGACGAAGGCCGTCACGCCACGGTCGAGGAACCGCTGCACGGCCTGACGCTGGTTGAGGACGTAGTTCTCGGCGCCGAGCAGCACGCGGGGCGCAGTCTCGGAGATGACCTGCTGGTAGACGTCCTGGGGGAAGCGGAGGATGCGCTGCTCGAGCGCTTCCAGCCGGGACGACAGGTCGAGGGTGAGCGCGCCAACGGCCTGCACGGACGAGCCAGGGAACACACGGCCGGGGATACGGCGCGCGAGTTGCAGACGGGCTGCGGCTGCGGCCTCGCCCTCTTTCGCGGCGATGTCGATCAGCCGCTCGGCGAGGTCCTGCTCGCGGAGGTCGCGGACCACCTGGCGGGCGAGGCCCTGCAGGTCGCGGTACGCACGCGCCCGCTCCATCGACAGCTCCTGCGAGATCCGCATCTGCGCGACCGCGTCCGCAGCCTGGGCGTCAGCCTCCAGCATGATGATGCGGCGTGCACGACGTGCGACCTCAGCGAGCATCACGTTCTCGGCGTCCGTGAACCGTTCCGCAAGCTCCCAACCGAGGAGCTCGATCAGCTCATCAGCGGGGATACCCTCGACGTCCGGCACATACGCGGCCACAGCGTGCTCCGATCAGATCAGGAGAGGCGGCGTGGCTCGATACTGCGGGAGCGCCGCCTCTGCGCACCCGGCGGGGCAGGGCATCGGAGCACTGGCGATCACGTCGGCCCATTCGCGGTCGACGGCCTCATGCGGACTGCAGACGTGAACATGGCCCGGCATGTCGCGGAACCGGAGCACAGTCACAGCGTCCGCGACACAGTCCTGGGAGTCACACCTCATCGAGGTCCTCCTCGTCGGGGTCGGTGCCGTCGAAGGTGGCCGGGTCGGGCGCGTTGCCACGCTCGGCCCGGATCGTCTTCACCTCGGTGAGGATCTGGTCGTCTTCCCAGTCGGGGTTCGCGCGGCGGACCTTCTGCTCGAGCGAGATCGCCGCGGCGGTGTCGAGGAGCGTGAGGGTGCGGGCGAGCTTCTCCGGGTCTTCCTGCGAGACGTCGGGGAAGATCACTGTCGGCTGGTCGTACCGGCCGCCGCCCTTCCCGGGGAACACGAGGCCGTCGATCTCGAGCGCCACCGAGGCGGCACGGCCGATTGCGACACGCTCCTGCAGGATCTTCTTGTCCCGGGTGCGCTCTGACGCCTTGTCGCGGTCGGTGACTTCCTTCGCGGTCATCTGCGACGTTGTGTCGTAGTCGCCCCACGCGGACTGGGAGAACCCGGCCTTGCGGAGAATCTCCCGGTAGATGCCGAACGCCGTATTCTCGTGCTCTTCGACGCGGATGTCGAACTGCACCTTGTCGAACGCCATCTCGCCCGGCTTGCCAGGCATGTTCAGGCCAGCGAAGATCTCTCGGCCAGAGTCGAAGGAAGCACCCTGTCCGATGAGCCCCACGTCGAGGGCCGCCTCGGGGACGAGGATCTTGCCGGCGCCGAGGCGCAGGTCACGCATCCACGAGGAGAACGTCTCATCGAGCCAGTCGAACAGGCCATGCAGCTGCGCGAAGTCAGAGCGGCCCGTGGAAGCGAGAACGCCCTTCTTCCGCCATGCCGAGGTCGGCATGTTCTTGTTGTACACAGCGGTCAGGCGGTCGATGCCGGTGAGGATCCGCGAATCCTGGTTGACGATCGCGGCGTAGGTCTCCGTCTCGGGAATCTCGGCGAGCGGCACCCGGCGGCCAAGGTTGTCGGCGGAGCCCGCGAACAGGGCGTGCTCGATCATGCCGACGGCGTGGTGTTCGAGGTGCCGGTAGTAGACCGAGCCCTTCACGTACTCGGACCACATCGTGCACTCGACGAGACGGCCCATGCGGAACGTCGGGATGATGACGTCGGCAGCGGAAGGCTCCAGCCACACATGATCGGCGACTTCGGTGTCCCAGCGGGTCACGAGCGCGACAGCACCGAGGGCGGACTTGAGCTCGCCCATCTGGTTGAACGTCGCGTGCGCTTCGTCACCGTTCGCGATCAGGTCAAGGCGCGTCTGCGCCTTCCCGTCGGCTCGCAGCCGGGTCTCGTTCGGGGACTCGAGGCGCACCTCGGGTGGCTCAGCGAACACGAGATCCGAGGCGAGCGTGGCGAGGTCTGCCGGGGCGGGCACGTGCAGGCGCGCACGGTTCTCACCAGTCGGAACCGGGCGACCCCAGAACATGCGGGACGCGGCACCGACGAGGCCGCCCTGCATCGGCTGACCGTTGCGGACGTGCGTCGACCGGGTCTTCTCCGTGTTGCCGTACATCTTCGCGAGAGCAGCGGTGTCGCCCGTGTACCAGGCGTCATTTTCAGCGAACGACTTGTACGCGTAGTCCCACGGGGCAGGCAGCCACGGGGTGTTCGGTTCGGGGATCGGCATGGCTCCCCTTCCGGGTGCGTCAGGCGGCGAGCTGTGGCCGCCAGTAGTTCTCGGTCGAGTGGGTGATGTACCGGCCGCCGTCGAGGGAGTGGTCGTTCTCCTTGACCACGACGTCCTCGCCGGCATCGGTCGCTTTCGCATCCCACCGGTATTCGGTGACTTCCTCGATCCAGCCGGAGCACCGGTCGGTGACGATCATGTCGCCGTTGTCGAGGAGGTTCGCGACGGTCTTGATCCCGGGGAGCACGTCGTTGACGGCGGGCCAGGGGGAGAGGCCGGTGCCGCGGAGGTCCTGCTGCATCTGCATGTGCATGGACGCGGCGGCAGGGTCGAGCATGAGGAACCGTGGGGCGATGGTCAGCGGGTACGGCGTGTGGTCCTCAGGGAGCCATGCCCGGAACCGTTGCGACAGGGCGGCGTCTGTGAGTCGCTGGTCGCCGTGGTCCTTCGGGTTGTACCGCCACTCGTCCATCATCACGAGGCGCGAGTGCGGGACGGTGCGACCGTGCTTGTCGACCTTCGTCTCGTCGGTCACGCCGAGCATGAGCGCTGCGGTGGTGTTCGTCGTGCCGTAGTCCATACCGATGCCCATGACATCGCGGAGGCGAGGCATGTCGTCGAAGCGGATGACGTGACGGTCCGGGTCCCACATCGGGTAGACAGCGCCCTCGGCGTTCGTCCACTCTCCACGGATCATCCGGTCGTAGAACACTCCGGAGAAGGACCGTTCCATGTCGGCGATGTAGTCGGCCGGCAGGTTCGGGTTGTCCTTCATCGTGAAGTGGAACGAGACGAGGTTCTTCGCGGCGCCGGGAACGATCCAGTTCTTGCGGATCCAGTGGTTCCGGGATGCCGGGTTCATCGTCGCGAGGAGACGGGCACCCTCGACGCGGAGACGGGAGACGAGCATGTTCCAGAACGCCTCGGGCAGCAGTGCAGCTTCATCGACGTACGCGAGCGCCACTGTCGAGCCCTGGATGCGACCGACGGCTTCCTTGTTGTGCGCGCCGATGACCATGACCTCGCGGCCGAGGATGAGAGCCGACGATGCGCCGGGCGTGTAGTGGATCTGCGAGGAGATCACGGTGCCGAAGATCGCGGTGTTCTGGAACAGCACGAACACGTTCTGGTAGACGGTCGTCATCGTGCGCCCAACGATCACGATGATCCCCGTGCGAGGTGCCATGCGAACAGCGAGCAGGAACGCCCACAGGCTGATGACGGTCTTCCCGGACGACACGGCGCCGAACCACAGCGCCAGCTTGAAGCGCATCGCGTCGACGAGGGACAGGATCTGCGCGCGGGACGCGGACCGCTCGATCTCGTCAAGCCTCATTCGGTGTCTCGCCTCGGTATATGTCCGCTGCTGCCCGGAATCCCTCGGCGAGCGTGTCGAGAACACCGACAGCCTGCTCGAGGCCCGTGTCCGACTTCTCCACAATGCGGGTCAGCTTGTCGAACGTGATCCCCGCCGTCGTGATGATGTTCCGCTTCACCTCGACAGGGGCCGCATCGAGCAGGTGCTCGTTGTAGTCGTTGTCCTTGCCACCGAAGTTGTACACGAGGTACTCGCCGTCGATGTCATCGAGCATGGCCTCGGACGCCGCAAGCATCTTCTCTGCCAGACGGAGACGCCCCGCAGCGAGGTCGACCGTGTGCGCCTGAACGGCGGCGGCGGTCTGTGCACGGTCGAACTTCACACCGGCACCCTCAGCCCAACGCGAAACGGTCGACGGGGCGAACCCCATCTCCTTCGCGATCGCACGACAGGACAGCCCCTGGTCAGCGAGCTCCTGAGCGCGTTTGGGATCGAACGTTGCTCGCGCCATGGCAGTTCACCTCGACTCGGGCCTCTTGCCCTGTGCGGGATGCGTCACCTGGACGCGGTCACGTGCGGCTACTGGGCCGGTGTGTCGGTGGGTGCTCGTAGGCTGACCGGTACCCGTGCGCTGGGTTCGGGCTCAGAGAGGAGCATGTAATGGCAAGTTCGGATGACGCTCAGAAGGCGATTTTCGACGGCGTGGCCGCGCTGTCGAAGAGTGCAGTAGAGATCGGTGGTACGCACGGTGCGGCGATGCTACGGGATGCGTCCTATGCGTTCCGGGCGGCGATCGGGGGGCAGCAGCCAGGCGGCGTGTACGTCGGGAAGTAGTGCCTACAACGAAGCCCCGTGTCGTCTGTGACGGCCGGGGCTTCGTTCTGGGATGCTGTGGGGATGATCGTCATGTACCGGGCCTTGGGGGTTCTATGGAACCTCGGGTTCCCGTTCGTTGCCATAAACGGGGTTCCGCTCGCGGGATCGCGAGAGCATGACACGTTTGAGTGGTTCGCCGAGATCTGGATTCCTGCCGTGATCGGGACCGGCACGCTCGTCGCGACGGCCGTCGCTGTGTGGGTGTCGCATCGGGCTACTCTCCTCAGCCGGGCGGTTGAAGATCAGCGGCAGCTATCGGAGACGGCTCGAGCCGAACGCGATTCGAGAGAGCGTTTGCAGTCGATGGCCATTGAGGAAGCTCGCGCTCTGACACGGTGGGTCAATGCTGTGAAATCTAGGCACTGGACGCACTCAGACATTGAGAAGGTCGGCGCCGCCAGGCACGCCCCAACCCTTGCGGATGAAGCGCGGGCTCTGCTTCAACAGAGCCTTGTGCCCGGAGCACAAGAGCTGCTTGAGCTCACCGAGTTAGAGATCCAGAACCTCTTTGAGTTGCTACCCGACGCCATCTATATGCCAGATCGCCATATTCAGAACGGCCCACTGGGGTATGCGACGAGCCCCGCACTGAGGTTGGTGCCGGAGATTCGGCGCCGACGATTGCTTTCGAACATCCGTCGTTGGGGTCTCGATCCTGAATCGGCACAACCGCATGTCGCCGAGAAACTCAACCAAGCGCAGGGAAACCCAGACGCCTATTGGGACTATCGAAACGGGTTGGGCATCTCGCCCTTAGAGCCTTTGCGCGACTTGCCTGAGCCCCCCTGGGACGCAACGCGGGCAAAATGGCTCGAGGGCAGAGGTGTGAGCGTCACCTAAGGCTAGGGAGCTGCGCAACAGTCGTCAGGAACTGAACTGGGCGGACTTGTCCACCATCTACGTTCTATCGTTGCGGGTTTCGCGTATTAATGCACCTCGCACCGCAGTACTTTCTGCGAGCTCATCTCTTGCCCTCCGCTCCAGGTTCTCGACCGCGCGCTCGAGGCGGACTGCGTAGGCTTCCGAGATCTGCGCGCGTTTCGTAAACTCTGGCCGAGGGCCCTCAAGGTCTTCGAGCATGGGCGTGATCACGTCCGCCCACCACCTCACGCGAACAACACTCATCTCATCGATCGCATCGGAGAGCGGCCCGCTCGCGATGCTGAGCTTCGCCTCGGTGAGTCGGAGAATGAGGGCTGGACCGTGGGTGTTGAGGTCGGATTCGGAGAGCAGAATGTCCATGGTCACTCTGAACGCGCTTGCTTCCGGTACTGGGGCGAGTCGCGCCGAGACGCTGATCACGTCGCCGCTCCATTCCCGCGCCGCCACGATCGTATTCACGAGTAGCGAGCGGGTTTCGGAGCGCGCAGTAGCGATTCGCTGGTCGAGGTCGCGCTTCCGAGCGCTCCGGTTGGTCAGCCAAGCGGCCCCCAGCCCGCTGACGAGAGTCGCGAGGACACCGACCAGCGCGACGATCGCAGTCTCGCTCATGAGCCACTCACGCTCACGGCGATCGCCACCACAGCGGCTGCGAGGGAGGCGCCAGCAATAACAACGGACGCCCATGACATGGCTTTTGCGAACTTCTCCGAGCGCGCAGCATCCAGGCGGGCCGACTCCGACGCGGCGAGGCTCTGCTCTGCCGTCTTGAGAGTCTGCTGATTGAGGAGCACCATCGCCTCGGTTGCAGCATGCATTTCCGCGATAACTTGTGCCGTCCGTTCCGCTGCGTCGGCGGAGCGAACGGCCGGGCTGAGAAGGTCGGGCATCGGCGCTGGACGGAAGTCGTCGACCCGCTTCATCGATTCGATGAGCCGCGCGGACGTCTCTGCCAGGCCCGGCGGGGGGAGGAGGGGTTTTGGGGGTTGGTTGATGCCGAACCTTCGGATCCTTCGGAACCCTCGTCCGTCCTCCCCAGTCCCGCCTTTGAGGGGCTCGCCGGCGTCATCGCTCATGCTCAAAGCGTAGCCATCGTTACCGACGGCGCGCAGTGCCGCGCGGTCGCCCTCGCCGCACGCTCGGCTCGATGCGAAGAACGGCTTTCGACATCACCTGAGTCAGGCCCGCAGCGTTCGTCCGTGACGCAAGCCTGCCGGCGTCGATCCATCGGTACACCTGAGAGACGTGCCGGCCGATCAGCACGGCAGCTTCCTTCACGGTCACCCACTCTTTCGGCTCAGCCATCCGTCGCACCTTCCTGCTTGCGGCGATCGATGATGTGGGCGGCTGCTTCACGGTAGGTGAGGTTCGTCATGAGCGGGGCGCCCGAATGTGCAACACGAAGCGGGGATCGCCGATGCCCGATAGGGTGCTGGGATGACTGAGCTGAACGCAACCACTGAGCCGGACGACGACGCCACCGAAGCGGCACGCCTGGAGGCCATCGCAGCGCGAGTGATCAGCAACATTGACAAGATGGCTGAGGTTGTCCCCGATGAGGCGGAAGTCACGAAGGATATTCTTGCCACGTACCTTGTGCACGTGGACGAGAACAACAACACCAAGCCTCCCCAGCGCGATGTGAACCGTCTCGTCATGAAGTCCCTGTTCCGACTCGAGGCTCGCATCATGCGCATTGAGAAGAAGCTGGGGCTCGAACCGATGCCGCCGGTCGACTGACCGCCCCAGCTCCACCGATAGGGTGCGGGGATGGATGACGTGACCGCCCTGATCGTGAACCTCGGTGTGTTCATCGCGACAGCAGGCGCGGCGGCTGTCGCTTGGTGGCAGGCGATCGAGGCTAGCCGATCCCGGGATGAAGCGCGCGATGCTCAGAAGGCCGCGTTGACGTCGTGGCAAGAGGCGAGCTCGGCTCTGGTGCGCGCGAACGAGATCAACACGACCACTCTTCGAAGTCCCCTGGCCTACGCGTTGAATGATCTGGCGACGGCGTTGCTCTCGGCACGAATGGTCGGCATGGACGCGCGGCAGCAGCTTGCGATCGTCACCGAGCGGATGCCGGTGATCGGTGAGCGAGCATTCGCGGCCGGTGACGTGTCGGTCGCTGCGATCTCGAGGTGGTGTTCGGTCTACCCGCGAGAGGTGGACCTGGGCGATCCGCCGAATGTCGATCGGTTTATGGAAGCATGCGCGCTGATATACGAGCGAGTGAACTTGTGGATGCGGGACCCTGCGCAGGCAGATCGACTCGTTCAGGATGACCCGCGAGCCGCCGTCGACTTCTCGTAGGTTCGCGTTCATCGGTCCTGCCCTCCTCGGTTCGACTCTGTCAGCCGGCGCCATGCCTGGTAGGGCTCGTTGTACTGTGCGCCTTCGGTGACGACCCACTCCCGGCCGCACTCGTCGCACTTCCAGACGGTGGCGGGCTTGAGGGTGTCCGCTGGTGGTCGGTCGGCGCAGCCGAGTGCGGTTTCGCAGCGCTGGAGGGGGCTCGGGGTGAAGATGATCTTGCCGGTCATGATGCGTGCTCCAATCGTTCGTATTCGTCCTGGTTGAGAACGTGGTGGCATTCCTCATTCGTGCATGAAACGGAAACTTGCCCTTCGAACCAGGCGGGCGGGTGCCAGATCATCTGCTGCTGGCATTCGGGGCACCGGACCCGGCGGATTCGGTGTGGGCGTTCTTCGACTTCGTGGGAGCGGTAGGCGCGTTCGGCGGCTGCGGCGAATTGGATCGCCTCGGCGGCGCCGGCCTCGGTCTGCACCCAGCCGGACGCGCTGATGTCCGCGGCCATGCCGCGCCCGAGGAGGCGGAGGCATTCGTCGAGCGCGAGGGTAATGCCAGTGATGTTCACGTGCCCCTCGGCGGTCGTGCGGACACCCGCGTTGTCGCGCTGCACGGCCTTCGAGAGCCCGAGCTGTGCGGCGCGACGTTCGAAGTCGTCCCACCGGATCAGCGCGTGCTCGACGCGGTCGAAGTGCGACGCGCACAGGAACCCGCGCTCCGCCTGTCGCGGGAAGCATCCGCGGCAGTCGTCGTTCTGGCACGTGTCCAGGTGCACGTCGGACTGCTTGCACGGTGCCACCGAGGGAACGCCGGGCCAGGCGACGACGCAGAGGATCGTGTTCATGATGCTCCGATCTGTGGGAGGTTCATGCGCTCGGCGACGCGGGGATGACGACACGCACGCTCCGGCCGTGGGCGACCATGAGGCCCCAACCGGCCGGGAGCTCGCCGGGCTTCACAATGTCCTTATCGCTGACGACGAGCCACCAGAAGTCGCAGTATCGGCGGAACGCCTCGGCCTTCTCCGGGTCGCGAAGCTCGGTCAGCCAGTCGGACCGGGATACCTTCACCTCGTGGCCGTGCAGCTTGGGTCCTCGCAGCGCGCCGTATCCCGTCCACAGGTCCATCGCCATGTAGTCGCAGATCCTCTGCGCGGCGAATCCAGCGGCGACCTTCACATGCTCGGCGCGGGTGTAGCGGATGCCGTTGCCGTTGAACTTCCCGTAGCGCAGGTTCAGGCGATCGAGCATGTCGCGCTCGGTGACCTTCGCCGGGGCGTCGTCCGAGATGAGGATCGATTCGAGCTCACTCACCGTCCGCCTCCGTCTCGGTTTCGATCGCCGCTTCGAGTTCGGCGGCGCGTTCCATCCACTTCCGGAGGCCAGCGCGCAGCCCGACGATCCGTGCCGAGAGATCCTTCCCGCGCTCCGTGCGACGCTGCTCCCGGTTCATGCCGTCGTACTCGTCGATCTGCGCGGCGTACTGCGCGAGCAGGATCCGCGCGGTCGCGAGCTGCGCCTCGAGCGGGCGATCAGAATGGAGTGTCATCGCCGAACCCTCCGCTCGGTGCCCACGCGTCGGTGGCCGTCTGAGCGCCTGGCGTCTGCCACGGCTCCTCCGATGCCGCCTGGGGCGCGTTCGTGCGCTGAGCCCCGCCAGACGCCGCGGCGCGGGTGACCTGCGCGGTCGCGTACCGGAGCGAGGGGCCGATCTCGTCGACCTCCAGCTCGATCGCGGTGCGCTGGTTGCCCTCGCGGTCCTGGTACGAGCGCTGACGCAGACGGCCCTGCGCGATGACGCGCATGCCCTTCGTCAGCGAACCGGCCACATGCTCGGCGAACTCGCGCCAGACCGAGGCGCGGAGGAACAGTGGGTCGCCGTCCTTCCCTGCGTCGCCGGTCTGCTCGCGGATGCGCGGCGTTGAGGCGATCGTGAAGTTCACGACAGGGAGGCCGTTCTGCGTGTAGCGCAGCTCGGGGTCGGCGGTCAGGTTGCCGACGACGGTGATCACGGTCTCGCCAGCCATCAGTTCTCGTCCTCCGTCTGCTGCTCGAACTCGACCGGGACGATCTGCCCCGAGTCGAGCGTGATTCGAGCCGACGGCATGGCCTCGATGAAGAACGCGGCCGGTACGGTGACCTCGAGCTTCACGATGAAGTCGCCCGGGGTGACGGCGGCGTCCGTGGACTTCGCCGCCTTGATCACAGTCATCCCCTCGAGGGTTCCGTTCCATGACGCCTTCGGACGCAGGTGCAGGTACACCGTGTCCTTGAGTTCCTTCGGCGTGTAGCTGCCGATCTTGGGAGCGCTCATGCTGACTTCCTTCCTGCGCGGTCGCGCATGTTCTGTTCTCTGACTTCGTTCTCGTACTTCTGGTGCCACGTGCCCGCCGTGCGGCCCGAGATCCCGAGCGAGCGGCCGATCTCCTCCCACGGCTTCCCGAGCCGACGGTCGGCCGCGATCTCCTCGCCGCGCTGAGTCGTGTATCCGCTCGGGCGGCCCATCCGGAAATGCCGTTTGGGTGCCGGCGGAGTGAGGGCCTGCGCGATCCGCTCGGCGACGGTGATGCCAGCGGCGTGCGCCTCGGCGTACAGGCGCCGGTAGTCGTCCAGCGGGACGTTCACCTTCACGGGGAGGTAGCCGTCCATCAGGCGACCTCCGCTCGGTAGGTGCACATCGTGCAGGTGCCGTCGGCGAGCAGCTTGTGCATGCCCTCGAGGCAGATCGTGCCCGGGAGGACCGTGAACGGGACCGGCGTCGGCTTGGACCGGTCCGTCTTCGCCGCGAGCTCGTACGCGGTGCGAGCGGTGCCGCAGGCTCGGCATGGATCTTCGGTGCCGTTGGGGTGTTTCGAGCAGAAGGGGGAGAGCGGCGCGGCTGCGCCCTCTGCTCCACTGTTCCCCTGTTCCTCTGTTCCTCTGTTCCCCTGTTCCCCTGTTCCAGGAGCGACCTTTCGCGAAGCCTCGCGAACATTCGCGAGGGACTCACCAATCAGCGAATCCTTGTAGTTGAAAGTGCCGTCCGGCCTGGGCATTCTTCCCGGCTGCGGCTTGTCGACCCGCTGGAAGGACTCCCAGAACGACAGGAACAGCAGTGACGTGCCGCCGCCCTCGTATCGGTGGAGCAATCCGGCCGCGTGAAGCTCGGTGATGCCTTCGGACACCCTCGCGAGGGTTCGCGAAGGCTCGCGAGCGAGATCGCGCATGAACAGGTCGCCGCAGATCAGAGCGAGATCGTCCTTGCCGACGCCGTTGTCATCGACGTACGACTCGAGCCCCTTGAGTACGAGCCGCGCGTGCCAGTCGACAGACGCGACGCGCTCCGAACGCCAGAACTCCGGCTTGGTGCTGCGGATCCTCACGACGGCCTCCCTTCGCTGATGTGTCGCCGCTCGGTCGCGGACACGAGATAGAACCGATCGCCGTCGAGGTACTCCACGGGCGTGTCGATGCACCGCTGGAGCGTCTGCGCGTTCGTCGCTGCCTTCTCGACCCGAAGGCCACGGCGAATGAGATCGGCGCGCACGATGGCACTCGCGTCCTCCGCGCGCCCGTTGCAGATCGAGCACGCGAGCGCCAGCACGCGTGGATCGTCGAGCACCTTCGAGCCGCCTGAGCCGCGGTTCGCGCGATGGTGTGGCACGTTGCCCTCTCCGAGGCACCCAGGGAGCACCAGGAGGCAGAAGCCACCGTCGCGCTCGCGGATCTGCTCGAAGACCGCTGTAGTGGTCATCGCTTCTCCTCTCGGTGGCAGTCGCACGCCCTGTTCCGGGCGCACATGTACGGGGTCTTGCAGCACGACGGACGACACGGCATCCGCTGCTCGTGGGGCTGGGTATCCGGGGCGGCGCCCGGTGGCAGGTTCTTCACGACCGGCTCCCCGCCTTCTTCTTCGGCATGGGAATACCGCGGCGCTCCTGGTGCGAGAGGGACGTCTTCGAGCAGAGCCCGAATGCGTCGAGGCGGTTGACCGTCTGACCGCACAGGCGGCACTCCGGCCAGCCCTCGTGCATCATGTCGACGATGCGAAGACGCTCGAGAGTCACCTCACGGTTCGGCTCCCACGTCTTCTCCTCGACCGCAGCGAGCGACCGCGCGATGTTCGCCTCGAGCGTGGCGCTCATGCCGCATCCTCGATGAGCTCGGCCTCGCGCTGCGCCTGCCACTGCTTCTCGAACTTCGCGAACGTGATCCGCGGGTGCGACCCCCAGTGCTCGATGAGCTCCTCCGAGGCGTACGCGAGCGCGCGGCGTTCGTTCCCCATGAACAGCGAGAACGGGTCGATGCGCTTCTCCCGGCCGCGAGCGTTCAGCATCGCGCCGTTCGTTGCGGCCTCAGCAGCTTCGTACTGCGCGTAGAGCGTGTCGTCGTACTCGGCGCGGCATTCGCGCCAGGCGTTGAAAGCCTCGCTGATGATGCTCATGCTGCGCCCTGCTCTCGGTTCGCCGCGGTCCAGAACGGCCGAGCAAGATCGAGGCGGCCATGACGCTCTGCGAGCTTCGAGATCGCGCCTGCCGTCCGCCCGAGCGAGGCCGTGATCTGTGCCACCGGCTCGCCGGCTTCGAGCAGCCACTCCACGTCTTCCAGGACGCGTTCGCCCTTCGTCTGCTCGCTGACGTCGATGGATGCGGGCTCCGGGTCGTTGTCGATGTCGTCCCAGCCGAGCGGACCAACCCACGATCGGGAGGCGGCGATCTGCCGGGCGCGGTCGTTCCAGCCGCCGGTGCGCGGTTCGGACCACAGCGCGCGGAAGAGCTCGTCGGCGGCTTCCGCGGTTGCCGCCGTGACGCGAGGGCGGTACCCGAGGATCAGGCGGGTGAAGTTCGTCACCTGCATGCTCATACGTTCGGCGATCTCGGTCTGCGTCCACCCGATCGCGACGAGCGCGCGCAGACGACGCACGGTCCCCAGCGAGGGGACGATCGCACGCTCGATATCGTCGACAGTCAGCGCGAGCAGCGGTTCGGCGTGGGCGCGGAGAACGGTCGTCAGCACGCGGACCTGCGAGGCTGGCCTCTTGCCGCGTCGGCCGTATCGGAGGTCCAGAATCACGGAGCGCGGCACGCCCGCGGCCTCGGCGATGCGTTCGCCGCCGATACCCTCGGTGAGGAGGCGCTCGATATGTGCGCGGACCGGTGCGGCGTCGACTCGGTCGCCGCCGATCTGATCCGTCTGCCCGTAGGCGCGCAGCCGGTTGCGTCGGCGCTGCGTCGCCATCTTCCGCGAGTGGATGCACTGCGCACACCGGCACCCGTGCTCCAGCCAGCAGCCGTCATGGGTGTGCGTGTGCTCAGCGCTGTCAGCAGGGCACTCCCGCTTCTCGACCGATCGTCCCGCGCGCTCGCTGACGGTGCCTGCGCGCCACTCCTGGAGGTAGTGCATGCGGCACAGGCCTCGGCCGACCACGACTCGGTCGCACGCTACGCGGTCGCACACCGACCCGCGCCCGTTCATCGAGTCACCCCCGATAGAGTTCGGGCATGAGCGAAGATGAGTTCCCGGTCTTTGAGTCGTACCGTCAGCTCCCGATTGAGGGGGATGCCGTGTTCCGTCTCGGCGATCACCTCGTGAGGTTCACGGCTCGGCGAGACCCCGAGCGTCCGATCGGATGGACGGTGACAACACCCGACGACGGATACGAGGGCTTCCTGGAGGACGGACACGACACGGTCTGGAACCAAGACGGCCCTGAGCCTGTACGCGCATACTCGTTCCAGTACCGCGGGCCAGAGGGTTCGACAGGTCCCGTCATGCAATTCGGGATGCCTGTCGACGTCTCCGTGGCTGAGTTCCGAAAGATCTTCTTCGGCGACCACGACTGAGTCGTTCACGCTGCTGCTCCGATCTGGTGGGTGCGGCGGTACTTCGCGACGCGTGCGCGGATGCAGGTTCGGCAGTCGCGGTTCCCGTCGGGACGGATGTAGGTGTTCTCGGGCGTGTAGTCGTGCCCGTTGATGCACGTGACCAACGCGAGCGCGCGGCGGCGGGCGTTCTCTGCCCGGGTGACGGGTTCGAGGTGGTGCGGGTTCACGCACAACGGCACCCGGCACAGGTGGTCGAGTTCCAGCCCTGCGGGGATGATGCGGCCGAGCGCGAGCCAGACGTGCCGGTGCGCGGTCGTGCCGGACGACTTCCCGTAGCCCTTCCAGACCGGCCCGGTCCACAGCCAGCACCCGGCAGTGATCTGGATGCGGTGCCACGGCACCCGGCGGTGGTTGCCGACGCGCGCCGGCGTCCGGATCTCCACGACGCTCATCGCTGGACCATCCCGAAAGCTGAGGTGATCCGCTTGCCGATGTTCATCAGCCCGAAGCTGCGGTTCTGGACCGCCTTCTGCATCTCCTCGGCGTACCGGAGCTTCTCCTTCGCGAGGTTCAGCTGGTGCCGCTCATCACGCGTCTTCGCCATCGCGAACTGACGGGCGAGCACGGCGCCCTCTCCGGCGTGCATCACCATCAGGTCGGCGAACCGGCCCTCGTACGCCTCCTCAGCGCGGTGGCGGTCCTCGTACAGGACCACGATCACCTGAGCGATGTGCTCGATCAGGTCCGCGATGTCGATGAGCATCTGGTCGATGGTCGTCGGGTTGATCGGCGAGCCGTAGAGGCCGGAGGGTATCGCGAGCATCTCGCGGACAGCGAGCTCGGCGGGGGAGAGGCGCAGCTCTCCGGTCGCGCCGTCGGTGATGTCGGCCATCAGGCACCGTCTTCCATGCGCTCCTGTGCGAGGACGGTGATCTTGTCGAGGGTTTCGACATCTGCTCCGGCGCTGCGGGCCTGCTTCCAGATCTCCCGGATCGCTTCGACGTTGTCTGCGGCCTGCGCTTCGATGACCCATTCCCGCGCGGTGGATTGCTCGACGGCGGAGTGGATATCGGACTTCGACCAGAGATCGAGAGCGACGCCGAATCGCATCGCGGCGTTGCGGAGGGCGTCGCCGATGGCCTCCTTGACGGCGTTCGGGCCGTTCTTGCCCTGGGAGTCTCCATATCCGAGGCGGGTGACGCCGCCGACGGTGAGGCGGATCCAGAGTCCGCCGTTCTGGTCGAAGACGGGCAGGCCGTTGTCGCCGAGTGCGATCGGCTCCCACGACCACATGGGGTCGACGTCGAGGAGGCGCGCGGTCACCTGGGCGTGGCCGACGTAGTCGAGGTGTACGGCGGGCATGCCGTGGTATCCGCCGCACTCCTGGCAGCGGCCCTTCTGCGCGTCGCGAGAGGTGGGCTTCGGGAGCTTGTCGATCTGCTCAGGCTTGAACGGTTCGCGGAGCGCGGTGAGCGCGCTCCGGTCGGCGCCGGGTTCGATGGTTGCAGTGGTCATGCCGCCTGCCCCTTCTCGTCGTTGTCGGAGTGGAGGTTGATGCGCAGTGATCCCTTGCGGGGCGACTGTCGGGTGTACTGGGCCGCGACATCGGGTAGCTCGCGCTTGAGGCGAGTGGTGTCGACAGACGCGGTGATCCCGTCCGGGGAGCGCGTCAGGGACGCGAGCGATCCGTCGAAACGACGGGGCTTGCCCTGCAGGTAGCTCTCGATCTCGTCGAGCGCGGATCGGTACGAGGCCGCAGCGGCGTCCGCGATCTCCTTACGCATAGCGGCGTCGGTCAGCAGAGCGTCGAGGATCGCGGCGTCCTCGTCGGGCTCGCCGTCCTCCGCGAGGAACTCGTACGCGATCGACTCGAGGTGAGCGACGCGCGCCGGGTCCCACTCGATCGGGAACGACTTCGGGAACGGGTGGAGCGGGATACCGTTCTCGTGCGGCTCGAAGATGAGATCTGCGAGGCGGTAGCCCGTGACGCGCATCTGCCAGAGCACCTGATCGATGTAGCGGCCCGGGACCTCGCTGATGACCTCCCAGTCGTGCACGGTGGTCTTCACCTCGCCCACACGGTCCTTACCCAGTGCGTCGGGCGTGCAGATGAAGCGGGGCTCATCGTCGGCAGCGATCAGCTTGCCGAACGGCGACACCTGGAACTGCTTCTCCGCGAAACGGAGAATCGTAGGTTCCCGATCAGTGCCGTGCTGCATTGCGGCATTCGTGAAGTCGCGGCCCTTACCGGCCTTCTCGGCGCGGATCGCTGCCCATGTGTTTGCGCCGCCCCGGGAGAGGCGAGCGACATCGGTCGCGGAGACCGTCTTGCCCTGCCTGGACGCGAGCCAGGATGCGCGGTCCGTGCCGTCGTTGATCACCGTGAAGGTCATGCCGCACCTCCGAGGTCCTGCTCCTCGGCGCGGTACAGGGATTCTTCGGCCTGGTCGCGGCGGTGGAGGGCAGCGGTCAGCGCTTCCTCCGCATCGATGACTGCGGAGCGGGCGGCGGAGAGACGGGCGCGAGCGACGTCGAGTGAGGAGGCCATGCCGGTGTCCTTTCGGAAGTTGGGATCGGACCGGGCGAACGCGCCGAAGGTCCAGCAGATGAAGATGAAGAGGGAGATGAACGCGCCGACGAGGACGGTCGACGGCCAGCCGTGCGGAGCGAAGAACAGCCCTACGAGGCAGATGACTGCCCAGAGGATCGCGACCCAGCGCAGGAGCACCATCAGAAGCACGCCCGGCAGGTGCAGTGATTCACCGTGCGCGGCCTGTAGTGGCAGCGGGGGGACTGCTCGTGCGACGGCGCCCCGGGAATCTTGCAGGTGGCACAGGGTTCCGCGAGTGCACCGACGTACGCCTCCGGCAGGACACCCCGCTCGAATGCGGGATAGGCGTTCTCGTCTCCCACGAGGGAGTGCTCAGCCAGAGCCTCGGCGAGAGCAAGCCAGCGCCCCCACGCGGTCAGGTCAAGTCCCGCGGCTTCGGCCACGGCGGCAATGCTGTCGACGCTCACGAGAGAACCGTCCGCTTCTGCAGCTGCTGCGTGATGGTCTTCGCGGCTGCCCCGGTCGCGGTGAGCCTCACCGTGTACTGGCCGCGAGCCACACCCTCGAAGTAGACGGTCCAATCCGGGGTCGCGCCCCACGCGGACGCAATGACCTTCGTGGTCGACTGCGACTGCTGGCGGCCGGCGGCGTCGACGATCGTGACCACGATGACGACCGGGCCGACCGCGTCGGGTCCCGTCTTGTCCATCGCGGCGACGACGACGCCGACGCGCGGACGGTAGCCACCCGGATTCTCATCCCAGGTGCGCGCCGTGTTGAACGTGAGCCGGTCCTTCACCTGCACGATGGGCTCGGATGCTGCGGCGAGCGGTGTCGCGATGGCGGCAGCGATCACGGGAACGGACCAGGCTGCGCCCCTCACGAGCGACCGGCGGGTGATGTCTCCGGCGATCATGACGCACGCCCCTTCCCGGTGACCATGTCGGTGAACCGAGCCAGCGAGCTTCGAGTGACGGGGACCGTCGGGTTTTCAAGGACCGGGGGGAACCGGTCGGCGACTGTGCGAGCGGATACCGGTTCGGTGTGTTCTGTGGGTACGATGTGCTTGAGCATCTGTGGTGCTCCCTTTCTTGTGATTCGCCCCCGTTGCCGCGGGGGCGTTTCCGTTTCGTCAGGCGGCTGCAGGCGCGGCGTCTTCGTTCGTCACGACCTCGGCGAGATAGTCGGCCAGCTCGGCGAGGCACTCCTCGCGAGTCATGCCGCCACCAATGCGGGCAGGTCGGCGCCGAGAGCTGCTGCGGCGGCCAGAGCCGTATCGAGCGACATCGGCCGGGTCTTGTTCTTGACCTCGGCCAGGAGGCGCTTGTACGGAATTCCGGTCGACCGCGAGAGCCACGCAATCGAGCGTTCTTGCTTCTCCATGAGGCGGGTGATGTTGCTCACCGCCGTTTCGCTGTTTCCCATAACAAGGACGATAGTTCCCAACTTTGGGAACTACGAGTTGAGAACGGATGTTCTACGTTTCCCACAAGTGGGTAGTAGGTTTCCTCCATGTTTGCCGAGAGTATGCATCCCATTCCCAAAAACGGGCACTATTGTTGCCTCTATGGGAAATGAACTCGCGGACGCGATCCGCACTCAGCTGCGACTTGCCCTGCTCGGCCACTACGGCACGCTCGAAGTGGCAGCGGAGGCCCTGGGCATTCCGTACAAGACGCTCTACCGCGCACTGACGGAAGCGGGGAAGGACCGCACCGCCCGCGTCACCCTGGACTTCGTCATCGACGTCTCGACCCACCTCGAGGCCGTCGCCGGCATCGACCTCGCCGAGATCACCCGCCGCGCCCAGATCAAGTCCGATGTCCCCGGCACCCCGCAGACTCAGGACGACTATGACCTGGCTGCGCGACCGCGGGCCATTGACCGGGGGGAGGACATGGAGTGACGTCCACGCTGTACCAGATCGCCGCCATGTTGGGGGTGACCGTCATCTTCGCGGACCTCACTCACCTGGGCCGCGACGGCGACTACAACGCCAAGACCAACACGATCCGCCTGCAGGAGGGCATGTCGAGTCGACTCCTGCGATCGGTGTTCGCGCACGAGCTCTGCCACGCGGTCTGGGGTGACGTCCCGTCCCGCTTCGGTCCCGTGAACGCCAAACAGGAGCGCCGAGCCGACGAGTGGGCAGCGCTTCGCCTGATCGACCTCGACGACTACCGGGAGGTCGAGCACCTCCGCGAAGGCAACATCGCTCTCATGGCGCAAGACCTCGAGGTCATCGATGACATCGTGCGCGCCTACCAGCGCATCCTGCAACGCTTCGGCGACACCATCTATGTCGCACCCCGGATGGGTGTCGGCCAGTGGACGCACAAGGTCGAGGCTCACGTATGAGAGCGCTCCGCGGGTCCGCTGCTCCGACTCCTCGCCGCCGAGGGATCGGAATGATCCGCGTCTCCAAGGAGCGCGAGGGCATGACCTCGCCCGAGATGCAGCGAACCGCGATTCAGCAGTGCGCCGATGCCAACGGTGTGGAGATCGTCGACTGGGTTGAGGGCATCGACGAGTCGGGATCCGACAGGAAGTCGGCATGGTGGCCGCGCCTTGACGAATCGATAGCGCGGATGGAAGCGGGGGAGTACGAGGTAATCCTCGTCTGGCGCTTCTCGCGCGTCGGCCGCCAGCGGCTCCGGTGGGCGATCGCACTCGACCGTGTCGACACCCTCGGTGGGGCGATCCTCTCCGCCACGGAACCGATCGAGTCCGCGACAGCGTCGGGCAGGTTCGCGCGCGGCATGCTGGGGGAGCTGAATGCCTACCAGTCCGAACTCATCGGCGAGCAGTGGAAAGAGACTCACGAGCGCCGTCGCCGCGCCGGCCTGCCGCACGGCGGACACCAGCGCTTCGGCTACCTGCTCGTCGACGGGCGATTCGAGCCCGACCCGGTCACCGGCCCGATCCTCGCCGAGATCTACCGGCGGGCGATTCGGGGCGACGGGTCCGGCCGGATCACGCGATGGCTGAACGAGGAAGGCGTGCTGACGACCACCGGCCTCCCGTGGCTGAACACGAACCTCTTTCAGATGCTCGACGGCGGCTTTGGTGCCGGGCTCATCGTCCACAGGCCCGACTGGAAGAACAAGCGACTCCCGAAGGCACAGTGGAAGTTCTACGAGGGCGCGCACGAGGGTGTCATCGGCGCTGACGAATGGGCCGCGTACTGGGCACGTCGGCTCGAGCTCTCCGAGCCCTCCCGCACCATCGAAGCCCGCCACCTCCTCACAGGCCTCATCTACTGCGCAGACTGCGGCGGTCGCATGCACTACTCGCACCACCGCTATGTCTGCACCACCGCCACCCGGTACAAGGGACTCGGCCGCGCCGCCGTCACCATCAGCGCCGACATCGCAGAGGCCGCAGTCGGCGACTGGGTGATGACGCTCGCCGACGACACGGACGCGCTCCTCGCAGCGCGCGTCGCGACGACCAAGAAACGAGTGCGCTCCGTGAACGACGCCGAAGCGATCGACCGTCGCGTGGCGCGCATCGACGAACGGATGGCGACACTGACGATTCAGGCGCTCGACAAGGCGATCCCGGAAGCCGCGTACCAGGCGACGATCCGCAAACTCGACGCCGAGCGCGAGAGCCTGACCTCGCGGCAGAAGTCGCTCGAACTCGTCAACGCACAGCGCCAAGCTGACGTCAGAGAAGTCGCCGTGACGCTCAGGGGTGCATGGCACTCGCTCGAGACGCATGCCCGCCGTCAGGCGCTACTCAAGGTCGCTGCCGCGGTGCTCATCCGTCCTGGGCGAGGAGCGCAGCGTGCGCTCGTGATTCCGCGGTGGGATCTGCGTAGTTAGTTATTGCCCGTCAACATCCGCAAGTTCCTGCCGAAGTACCGTTCCCTCGACGCGTTGACGGATCAGGGCATGATGCCCGCCACTGTGGCGGAGACGCTGCGGGTCGCGATGGACGAAGGACGCAGCGTGATCGTCTCCGGAGCGACTCACACAGGGAAGACCACGGTTCTCGGTGCATTGCTCGCCTCATGTGCCGAATCACAGCGCATCGTCACGGTGGAGGAGACATTCGAGCTCGCGATCGTGGGCCCCGATGTGGTCTCGCTGCAGGGGCGCCAGCCCAGCCTCGAAGGCACGGGCGAGATCACACTGCGCCGACTCGTCAAGGAGGCGCTGCGCATGCGGCCGGATCGGCTCGTCGTCGGCGAAGTGCGCGACGCCGAGGCGCTCGATCTGGTGCTGGCGCTCAACACCGGCGTTCCCGGCGCCTGCACCGTACACGCGAACTCCGCCACCGAGGCGCTCGAGAAGCTGAGCATCCTGCCTTTGCTGGCCGGACGCAACATCGACCGGGAATTCATCGCTCCCGCGCTCGCGGCG